GAGAAGTTTGGAGGCTGGTTGGAGAGGGCCAAGGCTGTCATACAAGCACATCCGCTCATTGTCACTGGCATAGCACTGCTCCCTGTGATGTTTCTCGCCTTGCGTGCCTATTTTGGCTCGACAAAGATAGTTGCAGCAGGGGCCCCGTTGAGCCACCACCATGAGGGACTATCCCGCGGAGCGAGAGTGTTTCACAGGCACAAATGCTTGTGGTGTGGCAAAGAGTACGAACACAGCCATGTGATCAAAGAAGTAGAGCAATCGCTTCCATATGGCCAGGTTTGTGCCCGCTGCGACTCAAGGACTCAACCCATGACATCATATTATGATGCGAAGACGCAAGAAATTGTGATGGACAATGGGCGTCAAACCAAGCGAGTGCCTTTTGTGGCTGAGTTAGCTTCTTCGGGAGACTCCAACACAAAGAAGAAAGAGACACTGAATGTGGAGCTCACATCGTCTGGAGACCAGAATACCAAGAAGAAGGAATCTTTGAGGGTTGAATTGACTGGCTCAGGTGATCAGAACACCAAGAAGAAGGAGAGTTTGCGAGTTGAGATTGACGACGAAGGAGATGATGACTACAGTCCTGTGCGAGCAGAAGAAATAGCGAAGGCTCAGCTTCAGGTGGATCCCAATGCTTTCCAATTATCGCGGAGGATCATCAACAACACCTACAATCTGGAGTTGAAAATCGACGGAAGATGGCAGACGCGCATGAAGATGTGCTTCCTGGTTGGAAGAACTGCAATTACAGCAGCCCATCTACAGCCTTACATCGAAAGGGCTGATGAGATACGGATCTGGAGCCAGACCTGCCGCGATGGATGGACTATGCCCACTAAGTCTATTAAGACTGTTGTAGTCGAGGACGCAAGTGGAGCAGATAAGGATCAGATGCTGATCGAATTCCCGCGTACCATCCATGACCACGCGACCATCCTCAACAGTGTGGCCACTTCTGCCGAGCTGACGTCGTTCAAGAAAGCTCATGCCTGCCTCATAACTCCGTACGATGACATAGTCATCACCCGATACGGAGCCGTGGTAGCCAAGGACGATCTTAGGACATATACTGATGTCGACAAGCAGTACGCTATCCGTGACCGGTACGAATATACTGGTTTCGAAACCAAGGATGGCGACTGTGGATCAGTCCTG